TCTAGACCTTGACCATCGATCTGTAATTGTGACCAAAAGTTATACAATGGTTCATACAAATCATTTACCCAAACAAATATATCAGGATACTGTTTAGTAACCCACAAAGCAACAGAACCACCTCCTACGAAGGGTTCTCTAAATTCTGTATACTGTGATAGATCAGGCAGTGCCTGACTCATCTTAGTGATTGCTCTACTTTTTCCGCCTGGATATCTTAGAGGAGTCTTTAGGTTTTTCATTAGAATAAACCCCCGAATTCCAGAGAAACACATTCAACCATAATAAAGAAAGTAAAAGGACTAATAGTTCAAAGATAGGTATTGGGATCAAAATAATCCTCCAAGGTAATTTTAGGTTCCCAGTCAAGTAATGTTCTTGCTCTTTCTATATTAGCAAGAGTTTCTCTCGCTTCACCAGGACGTTCAGGAATCGTTACAGTATCTTCAGATATAAAAGAAGCAACTTCATTGACTGAATAGTTTGTACCTGTTCCTATGTTGACAACTATACCACTATAGTTTGTCATCATAGCATGAATGTTAGCATCTGCTACATCATATACATGAGTATAATCTCTACGTTGCTCACCATCTCCTACTATAGTTAGTGGTTCACCACGTTTTGCTTGCTCCTCGAAGAGTCCTATTACTGGTGCGTACTGACCTTTCAAAGGTTGACGAGGACCGTAAACATTGAAGTACCTCAAAGTGATAGTCCTGAGACCATACAAATTGTTGTACATTTGACATAGAGATTCTGCTCCAACTTTACTTGCAGAGTAATGATTGAGACAATCAGTCTGCATTGTTTCTTCTAATGGTGGGTGATTTACCAGACCATAAGAGGAAGATGTAGAAGAGTTGATAAACCTTCTAGCACCTACTTGTCTTGCACATTCTAGCATATTATATGTTCCTATGTAATTTGTTTCCAAACACTCCATAGGATTCTTCATAGCAAGTTGAATTCTGCTACGTGCTGCTAAGTGAAAGACATATTCTACGCCCTCAAATAAAGGACGGCAAGCATCCATATCACGGATGTCAACAGTATGATTGTCAGTTTCATCGTACCAATTAAATGCTTCATTTGCTTCCGCAGATTCGTTGTCAATAACAACTACCTCGTGGTTATTGTGAAGTAGTTTACTGACCACATGTGATCCAATAAAACCTGCTCCACCTGTTACTAAACATTTACTCATCGTGCTTATGGCGAGGGTTATATTTTTCTTTAGTAGTTATGAATGCTCGTTTACCTTCATGTCCATGTGCAATACCTAGTTCATGCATCTTAGCATGTTCATCAATCTGATCTTTTAGATCTTCTTTGCCTGGTCCGAAGGTAAGATATAACCCCCAACCAACTAAAAATAATAATAATAAAACAAAGAAGACAATTATTCCATACTTAGGATCTAAATTCCCATGAGGAATAATAGCATCTTTACATTTAGTCCATGTGCCAGGTAAATGATAAACTGGTGGACATGATAAAAACATCATTTAGATAGTACCTCCACTTGTACTGGTTTACTTAGGTAATCAGCAATTCTATGATATGCAATTGCACCAAAAACTTGTGGTACTATGAAAGCAACCATAGCCACTATCCAGAAAAAATAGTAATAGTTTTCTTTATTTTGAGTTCTCATAACGAGTTTGTGGGTTACATTCTTTTACATAACTGATTGCCTTATACATGAGATTGACATCTTCATGGAAGTATCCAATGGCAGTATTGCATTTGACACATAACCATCCTCTAAATTCTTTAGTATCATGATCATGATCTAAAAGAAGAGTTCTGTCTGTTGCTCCACAGATGTCGCAACAATCATGTTTAGGGTGCAGTTCTCTGAGTGTTTTAACTGTGTTGGTATTTACTAAAGAACATTTCTTACAAACTTTTGCAAGTTTATCTCTAGTAGCTTTGTTCTTATGAAAGCATTGTTCGGACAAAACTACCTGACATTCAGGACACCATTTAGTTTTTACCTTGGCAGGTAACTCATAATCACCTAACCATTCTTCAAAACTCATTTGAACTCACAGTTACACATAATCTCAGTTAGTGCTGCTAAGAGATTTATCTCTTGGTCAGCAACAAAAGCAGATTGATATTGGTATTTCGCAATAATCAAAACTGCTTCTGGTATCGATTTAGGTTTCATGCATTCATATATTGAATCATAAACCTTCCTTAGTATAGCATTAGAATCGTTATCTAGGTTCTGAACTATCCATTTCCTGACATTCTGGAACTCCTTATTCCTAAGAAAGGATACTAAGTCTTTTAGATTTACATTACTAGTTACAAGTATACCTGTGTCTATTGTTCCACTTGCAGAATATCTCTGACACTCATTTAGAACTCTTCTCCAATCAGGGAAATGTTTATGTATCAACTCTGCTGTAACTTTCTTATCACTCTGTACATTTTCCTTATCAAGTATCTCATTCACTCTTGTGAAGAATGCTGCTGCGATTGATTGTTTATCCGATCCACTAATACTAAAGTCAATAACAGAGCACCGACTATGGAGTGGTTCGATGATTTTATTCTTGTAGTTGCAAGTGAATATAAATCTACAGTTTTTGTAGAAGGTCTCAATATTCGCTCTAAGGAGGAGTTGTACGTCGGAAGTGGTATTGTCTGCTTCGTCGATGATGATGACTTTATGCTTTGACTCGCTCGTAAGAGAGACTGTAGATGCGAAGTTCTTCGCTTGGTTACGAACCGTATCCAAGAACCTACCTTCATCAGAACCGTTGATAACATAATAGTCAGCACCTAACTGTTCACATAAACATTTAGCAACTGTAGTTTTACCAATACCAGGTGGTCCTGCAAGGAGGAGATTAGGTATCTCTCCTTGAGATAAAAACTCCCTAAAAGTCTTTTTGATAGACTCAGGGAGTATACAATCATCAATGGTTTTGGGTCTGTATTTTTCAACCCATATAAAGTCACTCATCTAATTTCTTGATTTGGAAGAGGTTTGATTTCTGATACTTTTTTATCTTCTTATACTTTTTCAATACCTCATCAAGTACGTTCTTATTGATACGTACTTCAGGTTTTTTTTCTTCTTCACTCATAAGTAGAATCTGGTTCCAATGCAATGAAATATGTTAGTTGATATGTCTCACTGTAAAATCTTGCCAAGTTCTTACTACTAATAGAGACTGAGTATGTACCAGGTACTAACTTTATGTTCTCTATCTTGAAGTTGAAGGAGAAGTTCTTATCAGTCTGATTGACTACAACGGCAGACTCATTAGAAGTATCATTCTTACGATCACTCACTACCAACTTGACTACACCGTCACCACCTACAACAGAAAGATCTGGTAAATTTAGAATAGATGCAGACTTTAGAATCTTAGTAAGTTTATCTTCATCCAATATAAAGGAAACATCCTCACTAGGAAGTTTCATCTCCTTCTCAGGTGGAGCAATGATGACACTAGGATCAGAAAAGAAATACTTTGATCTCTGATGTGCACCTGCCTTGATGTTAGCAAAGTTTGGATTGGTAGACACATCTACTTCTGGATCTCTATACAGTGCTAGTGTATTGAGAAACTGTGGTAGATCATAGATAGCAAAATCCTTAGGAATATATTCTTCTATCTCTGCCTCCGCTAATACATTCTTCATGGGAGACATTGTACGTAGCTTTCTGCCTTCCCTAAAAGATAATGATTGATTGATTGTCGTAAAGTTTTGAAGAACCTTTAGGGTCTTGTCAGATAGTTTCATAGCAGGTCGCAGTTTCATTGTAAAGTTTACTTGTCGTAATCAACGGAGAATGCTGTAGGATTCTCTGCATTGATTTTGTTCGCCTTGGAACGTTTATCACTAAAGTGTAAAAGCAGTATAGCATAGTGTATGATTTTTACAATATCATTTCTAGCAGTTCCTTTTCTATCATACCTAGAAGCATACTTCAGTATATTACTTCTGCAAAATGCTTCTGCATCTCCAACAGAATCTATCAGGTCTAGAGTTTGAACTCCACCTGTACTATAGTGTCCTGAGTATGTTCCACTGATATAATCTGAAATCTCTTTCAAGATTTCATTTTCACTGTACTTCATACATATAAGTTTATTCGGTTATATTATAGCACATGCATTGAGGAACCTGCAACCCCAATACCACAGAAAAAAGCAAACTCCAACAACCCGTGGGTTGCTGGAGGAATTTGTAAAACTATACTACTGATAAAGATACTGCCCAACATTTGAATAGGTGTATGCTGCTAGAGTGACGAGAAATAATATCTGATACATGATGGGTACAAATACTCATCAGTATTTATACTTATGTACCACTTGGTACATATGCTGGTTGTGCTATTCTAATGCCTTTGCCACGATCATCATCATCGTCATCATTATTAAAAGCTCTTAGAATAAGTTCCACTAACACTAAAGCAGCCATAGGGTAGAAACACCATAGGACTGCTGTTAGTGGTGAAATTGTATTTGATGCGGCTATAAAGTCGCTCATTTGTAAATTTCCTACGAGTAGATATTTAGTTATGTAAAGTATTTGAAATGGGTATAAGCACCTACGATTGCCCAAAAAGCAACCATTGCGAATCTACCATTTGCTCTCTGCCAGATTGCGATGTTGCTCATTAGAATATACCTGGAATGATTTGACCTGTGGTTGCATAAGCACCTAATGCTGCTGTGATGCCTAGCATAGCCATCCAACCATTAAACTTTTCTGCTTCGGGTGTCATTGATTTTCTCCTTTTTGGATTGAGGGTTAAAAGTAACTCGCATTGCGAGTGGTGTAAAGACCTTTTATTATTAAAAGATACCTGGCATAACTGCACCAAATAAGATGTAGTTATGAACTGCTGCAAAGAAACCAATCATGGCAAGTCTGCCATTTAGTAACTCAGCATTTTTCCAATAGTCAACGTCTTGTACTTCTATCTGAGGTTCATGAGCAAAAATGTTTTGCTTGCCGTACTCAGTAGTAGTGTAACGCTTCATAGTGGATGTTGATGAAGTCATGTTTTCTGTAAAGAAACGTAACAATATTATATAGCAAACCTAAAGTTTTGTAAAGAAACTTTACGTACTGGTATCACTACATCTATAAAAACACCTGTTGTACGGTATAAGATATCCTAATCTAATCATCTATCATGTAAGCCATCATTGTCATCCAGAGGGTTGTAACCGTAATTACACCGACAACCATAATGAAACTCATCTGAAAGGTCTCTTGTAACCCAATCATTTACCTAAAGTAACATTGCGTAATATTTAGTTACAATTCTTTCTATGCTTCTCTAGAGATAACTGTCTTTCAAACTCAAACTTCATTGTTGTCAATGGTTGAATAAGAAATGATTCCCAATCATTACCCTTTATCAGATCCTCCAAGTGTGCCACATGGTTCAGTGCAAATACTAGTTTCGTTTCGTTGTTCATTCTCATAAGGTTGGAGTATGGGTGTGATGTCAGGTACATCAGTATCTGTAAGTATAACAGCAGGTACCGATAATGTCACTGCTGTCAAAGCCATTGTTGCATGTAATAATTCTAACAGTTCAACCATCAATAATCATTCTCCTTCATTTCTATGTATTCTTTATTTTGTCTACAGATTCCATGTACATCCATATTCTGATGTAAGTGTGCCGAAGTATGAAGACCCTCAATCAATGCCAGCAGTCCTATTAGTATGACTGGTAACATCCATAGGGGATGTCCTATAACTTCACCTACTGTTTCTTTTTTCATAGGATTATTTTACCATAAAAAAAGACCCCTGCAATGCAGAGGTCTCGATCCATCTCGAACTAGAGATATTTAGAATGTGAACTTACCACCTAACTTAGCACCCCAGTTGACCTGATCGTCACCTGAAACTTCAGCAGTGATACCAGATAGTTCACCGTAGATTCCGAATGAATCTGTAGCAGCATAAGCAAGACCTACCTTACCAGAGATCTCACCTTCAGCACCGTCAGTTCCGTCTACAGCAACGAAAGAAGGACCGCCTTGTACGTATCCAGAAACTTTCTCGCTAAGAGAACCTTCGTAACCGATGTGAAGATCAGTTGTAGCTCCAGAGTAGTCTCCATCAGGATATGAGATATTGCTCTCTACGTTCACGTATGGACCAGCAAAAGCTGCACCAGCGAGAAGGAATGGAGATGCTGCTACTGCAGCGATTGTTGATTTGATTGACATGATTGTTTTAGTATCTCGCAAGGAAAAACCCCTGCGGATGATAGACTCCCCGACATGGGAATCTTTTTACATTCGCAAAGGGTTACGATTCTTTCGAGTCCTTTGTTATGATAGTATTTAGTATAACATGAAGTTATGTAAACCGTCAAGCTAGTTT